CCCCGTTAATCCGGCTCTCATCGTTGGCAATAACCTTGTCGGAAACCCCTGACTCATTTCCTGAGCTAAACTTCCCGAATTTCCCGATGTCGGATTTTTCTTTCCACTCACTACCGTTGCATCGAATCTGCTTGGAGTTTTTAGAAGCCCCCGATTCATTAAATCTATTACTTCGCTTGGAGTTGGAACCCTCTTTATCCCCTGTTCTCTCTGCAAAAACTTCTCGCTGCGTGGTCTTTCCTGCGCTCTTGGAGTACCCAATAATCCATATTCTATCCCTCCTGTGGATCGCCCCGATGGCTGAAGCTGGAATAATATACGGTTGAACCGAGTAACCTTCATTCTCCAACGATGCAACAATTTCGTTTTGAAAGTAGTCTCCATCATGGATATTAAGGAGTCCGTAAACATTTTCCAGAAGTAGCCATTCGGGTGACACTTCTCTAATAACTCTAAGTGCTTCCGGGAATAAGGCTCGTTCATCTTCACGCCCTTTTCTTTGTCCTGCTTGGCTAAAGGGCTGACAGGGGAAGCCACCGGAAATAACGTCAATAAGTCCTCTGTATTTTGTTCCATCAAATTCCTTTATATCTAAATATTTGTCTGTTTCAGGATAGCGAACATTTAATAACTTTTGGCAAAACTCATTTATCTCTACCTGAAATATGTTTTTGTAACCGGCTTTCTCTGCTGCATAGTCAAACATTCCAAAACCCGTAAAAAGAGAAGCATGGGTCAAAATCTCATCCCCCTTCTTTTCCTGTCAATGTGAGTGTTTGTGGGTTTATTCATTATTTCACTATTGTTAATTTATTCTCTGGTTCAAAATTCTTGACATGAATTTCAAGTAATCGCCATTTAATCATGAATAAGGGCAATACTGTAGCATCAGATTTAACGTCTATGTATTCTTTGGTCCCGTCATTATGGGTTATTATAAAATCGCAATAGTAGTTGCAGATATGCTGCCCTAAAACTTTTAAATCTATTTTTACTTGCTTCTCCCAGCCTTTAATTTCTCCGGCACGTTTCCTGAGATCAAGCTGAATAGCATACTTAGCCTCTTTAGTTGACTGGTAAACATGACCGTCATATAATCGGGGGGTGTTCCTGTATTTGTTCTGTTTGTTCTGACTTACAGGCTTACACTTTAGGCATAGAATAAGTTTAAGATCGTGGTTATACATACAGTCCTCTTTGTAGTCAATATATCTGCCACAATTAAGGTTTCCGCAATAGCTTCCGGTTATATTCGGATTAGGTATTTTGCGAAAGGTATTTTTCTTCTGCTTAATTACTGTATGCACTTTATTGTTCTTGATTATTAAAAAGTTTAAGAAATAGTTGTTCAGTGATATCAATATCAGTTAGTGCATTGTGAAGATCGCCAGTAGGTACAATTCCAAAGTGTTCTGTAACAGTTTTAAGTTTGAAGTTTGGAAGTGTATGTCTTAACTGAATAAGTTTTATAATTGCCTGATTCATTACATCAATAGGGGGGAAATAAAACCATGATCCAAAGAACTTGTCACCGCACTTATTAAACCATGCCCTCATAAAATCATAATCGAATCGGGCATTATAGCCGGTAAAGAATAGTTTATCTTCTTTATTAAATTTGTCGCAATATTTGCCTAACATTGAAATAAAGGATTTGTAAACTAATCCGGGAGCCTCATATAACATTATTTCGCTTTTTCCCTTTCCATTCACTTCTAAAGCAGCATCTTCCACAACGTCACCAACAAATTAGTTAGTTATTTTTTCTTGAACTCGGTTTCCTTCTCTGCCATAGCGTCTTTTATGCCTTGTAGTCCAGCACCCTCGAACATGTTAAAATCCTCAACGTGCTCTTTTAGGAATATCTGATATTCTCTACTGGTTTTGATTCCCTGAATTGCTTTTACCCAATATTCGGGCTTATCAACGAAAGCGTTTTCGGAATCATTTTTCTTTTCTTCCTCAATGACAATCGCATCCTCTGTCTGAATATCATCAAGGGAAATTGCTCTTTCCTGTGCGGTTAATAATGTTTCGGGACTTACTGCATTTATCTTTTCGTCTTTTGATAAAGCAGTGGCGAATCTCAGGGCTTCTGAGGTCGTTCTTTTGGGGAGCTTCTTATCGCATAATTCCTTTAGAACTGTTTTAATTGCCATCGGATCAAAATCGGTTTTCCAGGGACCGGAACCGTAAGCCTTGCTGAATCTTACCGCATGTTTTTTAATATCATCGATAGTTTTAACAACGAATACTTTCCCCCCTCCCTGTAATTCAGCAACAGCATAATAAGCGTATGCTTCGCCACGATCACCGTCCATTCTCGGTTTATGGACTAAGGTTGGGTTGAATCCTTTCGTATATTCAAACACATCATTTTTGCAGACCTTATCGTAATCGATAAAGGCAATTAAACCGGAGTTCCAAACTAATTTCATTAATCCCCGGTATTCGATTTGAAATTGCGCTTTATCTCCATAGGGAATAATGGCAGCTTCATGCAGGGGGGTATTCGGTTCAAGCCCTAACTGAGCGCATAACATTAAAGCACCAAGAACGGACATTGAATCGCATCTTTGAAGTGCGGGGTTTGCTTTTATAGCAGTAATAGCGATTCTTGTAAATCTGTCTGCATCAAAGTCTTTCGGGAGAGCAAGGGCAAACCCGGGACGTTGCTTCTCGATTGCATTTAGAACATCTACCTTTGCGGGTAAATTACCGTTCTGTTTTAGTACGCTGTTCTTTACAGCTTCCTTCATCTCTGTCATACGAACTCCTAAGTTTTGTTAATAATAATATTTCTTTTTCTTTTGGGCTTTCTCAGTTTCTGTTTATTTTCTTCAGACCATAGTTTGCCCATTCTGGATGCTGACATTTTCCTCCGTGTTTCTTCAGAAAATTTTCTACCGCTCATCCAAGTGTTCATACCAATATGCGACTCTGACATCTTCCTCTTTGTCTCAACTGACAAATGCGTCCCCTGCTTGGAATTAGACATCTTCTTCCTTGTCTCGTCTGACCGCCTTGAACCAAGTGGACTTCCAGCTATCGGACACATATTATATAGCATAATATTTTCGTCCCGACAGCGATTAAACCAATATTGTTCTCTTTCAAAAAGTTTTGAAACATCGCAATATTCCAAGACTTCAAACCCGAAATTTATTTCCCCATATATATCAAAGGCGTTTTGTAAGTATGCCGAATGATGTTTCTGCTTATTTAATGAATAGAAATGCTCTGCTTTCCTTTTGTCTAAGACCGCAGTACTCCCGATATAACAGTGCCCGTTTTTAAGGTTGGTGATTTTATAAATGCCAGATTGGTTCATTTTATTTCCTTTAACTTCAACACCCGGAATGTGCTTACCTTCTCCACTTCTCTACTGATTTCGGGATATTTTGATTTTAATAACTTGCTGTCAATTCCTGATCTTGATTGCTGTTTCCAAGTCGCTATAACCGTATCAATCAAGACGAGATTAGCCTTCTCCCCAATAAATTCCTTTATCTTATCTTCCATTTCCCCGATTTCTTTATCGAGGATTTTAGCAGTACCTTTCTTTTCTTTAAGGCTGTTATATAGTTCCGCAATCTCTCCAGTAGCTTCGATAAAACTTTCTTCCTGTGGAGCAACAAAGGCATATTCCTTAACTGTCATGGGTGGTGCTTCGTTAGTAACTACATAGGCATTCCACCAACCAACAAGCGCAGTTTCCATTTTCTCTATGAATTCAGGGTCCGGAAGAATCCTTTTAATTCTGATTTCCCTCTGGTCCACTAACAGCACCACATAATCACAGAAAGGTAAACCGGAACAAGCCAATTCATCCTGAACCTGTATATAATGCTCTAGCGGGATTCCTTGCGGATTATCATCCTCATTTGCCTCCCAAGAATTATAAACCGATTTAACGGTGCTTTTGCACTCTACACACCCTGTTTCCTTGCCATTCTCCATTATCACTCGGTCAAGGTTAGTAAACAAGCAATCGTATTTTGGATGGATTCTGATTTTATTATCGGCAATAACTATGTTCCCGGTTTCTCTCATATATGCCTGCGCAATCGGTTCCTCCAGTAGATTTCCCCAAAGAGTAAACTTGTTTGAGATTTCCTCTATTTCTTCGCTTACTTTCTCCTGCCATAACTGATAAGGGGTTTTATATCTTGATATCCCAAGAACTACCGCAGCTTCGCTTCCCCCGATTCCAAGAACTTTCCTGATACCAAGCCAAACGGTTTTATCCATTTGTGTAGTAGGGATTGACCTGCCATTCTTCAGGGCTTCATCAATAATAGGCTGGATAAGTTCTCGGTTAAGCTGGGTTGTTGTTGATGTTGTTTCCATATTAATTCTTTTCCTCAAAGGTTTCTTTATAATAGTTTTCTAAATATTGCCATACTTCCTCAGAGCCTTTTTCAACAAGAAGGTTATAAACTTTTTCTGCGTGCATTCCCGAACCATCATAATAACAGGATTTCCCGTTTACATATTCACACTTCCCGCTTATTGGTTCTTGCCCTTCATACATTGGTTTTGGGCTGTGGTATCCAATATCGGCAGGGAGTGGTGTGAAGAAACACTTCACACCTAAACGATCAAGTGGTTTTGATAAGAATTCGTTAGTAACGTGAGGCAAGTTCCAATTTGTATATAAAACGAATTGGACTGCCCCTTCTTTCCCCTTTACTACCATTCTTAATTCTACACAATGGATGCCATAATTTATTTTGGGGTCAGGGTTTCTTTTATCAAATGCGGGGGTGAACTCAATAATTCTTTTCATTACTCACCTTCCTTTTCAATTATTTTTCCTTCCTGTATATAAAAGCAATCAACATCTAATGTTTCCGGTATGTCTGAAACGATAGTAACGAATGCCTCAATGTCATTCTCAATAGCCCATGTTTCCAAGTCCTTCAATGAATCACTATCAAAGGATTCTGCCCTATCAATAAATATTGCTCTTAACTTTGGCATCTGTGCAAGGCATAATTCAGAGGATATTCTTATAGATTCTGAATCGCTCCAATTCTCGGAGAAATTACCATTGTAAAACAATCCTTCTTCCCTGATTTCAAGTCCTTCCACGCCTGTTTTGGTATTGCGGAGTATTTCAAGTTTCTGATCTCTCAAATCTTTTATCTTGTTATCAAAGGAATCATACTCGATTTGCTTGTCAGCCTTTTCCTGTTTCTTAGTAAGATAATTCTGATATTGACGAGCCTTTTCGTTATTAACAGAGGCTTCTTGAATTGCTGCATCAATTTCAGTAGTGGCTTCATAATCGGGTTCGGGAAGATTTATAGAGATTGATTTTTCTGGATCGGGTTCAGGAGTCTTGTTAATTTCAGACTCAAACTGTCCATTTTTTAGTATCGTAAATTCAAGGCGTTTATTTAATTCTTTTAACTTCTTTTCCAGTTCAACGATTTCGCTTTCAACGCTCTCCCTGTCTTTCCAATTTTGAGCAATTTCGGATTTCAGGTCTTTAATCTTTTGAGCCTTATCCTTTTGCTCATTATTAAAAATATTGATCTTATTTATTTCATTCTGCTTCTCAAGATCGTAAGCATCACGCCTAATTTTATTCCTTCCCTCTAATTCGGTTCTTTGAGCAATCAGCTTATTAACATCAATACCTTTCATTTCCGGCACAACCTCAATCTCTCCGAACTTCTTTACTTCCCTTCCGCAGAAAAGCCTGTCCTGTTCAAGCGTAGTTAGTTGGGCGTTAATGGAAGTAAAGTCTATATGAAACAGATCCATACAGAATTTTAATTGCTGGAAAGGTGTCTTATCCAGGAAGGGTCTTGGATTAAAAGTAAGTTCATTAACAAAAGTGTCAAGGAAATTCTGAACTTCTCCCTTTTCCATAAATCCGGTTTCAAGATTCTTTACTTTCAGTTTCGGGGTTTTGCCGATAACCCTTTCAATCTGATAATTACCGATTGTCATTTCTGCCTTTGCAGATTCTTTCCCATGCCCGATAATATCAGAGTTAAGAACTTTATTTCCTTTGATTAAAAATTCTATTGTATCAAGGATTGAAGTTTTCCCCTGTTTATTTTTCCCTTTAATCTGAATGAGTCCCTTATCCTTAAATTCCATTTCAACAGCTTGAAGTTTCCGTATTCCGTCCACTTTTAAGCCAATGATTTTTAATGGTTGATTATTCGCTTCATCTTTCATAATTTTACCTCGTTAGTTTTCTGTTAGGGCAGTTTCAGGCTGCCCTTTTTTATTTATTTAATATTCCTAATTCTCTTTGCTGCCTTTCTTAAATTCTCTTTCCTGTCTCTGATACTCGATAGTATCAAGGTGATTTGCATTTTCCTCGGATAGCTTATGAAGTACATCCTCATAAAGTTTGCATTGCTTTTTAAGACGTTCTATTCTTTCACCGAGAGTCTTCTTATCTTTTCTTAGCTGAATTACTTCCCATCCCTCTTTAATCCCCCCAACAAGAGCCATTGAGCACATCATGCCCATGGCACCCAAGAACATATATAATAGCCACATTTTAAGCCTCGTTATTTAATTAAGTTGTTTTGTAAATTATCAAGATAAGCCCTAAGTGCGTTAATATAAATTTCAGAAACAGGAAGTGCGACCTTCCTTTTGAGCCTGTAGTTAAGCCTCTTTATGGTTTCTCTTTCTTTTGAAGTGCATCTGATAGGGTGAATTATTTTTTCCATTTCCTCAACTCGTTTATAATTTCTACTGCATATATACAGTATGCACAAACAAAAGTCAATAGTAAATGAAAATAAATTTTTAAGTCTTGTTTTTATAGAGATTACAACAACTATGCCAACAAAAGAGAAAAGATTATGAAATTTCAAAACCTCGACTGTATGCTCGGTCTTTTCTGCTTATTGTAATAAGTGCCATGCGTGGAAGGGACAACACAACCGGCCTGCAACAAATGACCCTAGGAACTGCAACAAATGACATTATTTCTACTCCTCTTGGTTGACAGACAAATATAGGGCTTTTCCCCGTTATTTAGATCAAAAAAAAAGCCCCTTCGAAAAGGGGCTTTTACTTGGGTTAAAATTTAATGGCATACCAAACTTCCAAAACTTTTAGTAACAGATGGTAAACTGGTTCCAGCTGTATTTGTTGCTGTTACACTCCAAAAATACTGAGTGCCTATACTCGGCAAATTATATGTAAATGAATTTGTTGATACCGTTGCTATAATATCTATTACATTAGCAGTACTTCTTCCATTTGTTATTTGATGCTGAATTGTAATGGTGTAAGATGAAGCACCTATTGAACCCCAGACAAAAGTGGTTGTTAATAGCTGATTTGTCTGCCCATTTGCAGGGAATATCAACACTGGAACAGTTGGTAACTGCATTGGTGTAGAGGATGTTGTGAAGTTCCATATAGAACTCCAGTCACTTGTTCCAGCTGTATTTGTAGCATTAACTCTCCAATAATATTCAGTACCATAACTTAGACCAGAAACTACCTTAGCCATACCACCTGAAAGTCCCGCCTCATCAAATACCACACCTGACGAGAAGCCACTACTGACGGAAACCTGTAGTCTATAACTAACAGCACCTGTATCCACTTGCCACAATAAAGCCAAAGCTGAGTCCGTTCCTGTAGTCCCAGAAGTTGGAGAAAACAAAGTTGGTACTGCCACTTTATTTATGGCAAATTGAGCGGTAAAATAATAATCAACATCCATTCCAACCATATAAGGATTATCCGTACTTACTAAATTGGGCGGTGTGTCGGTTGTCCAACTAACAAAATGATAACCAGAATTTGGAGTTGCCGTTATGGAAACATTAGAATTTTCAAGCTGAGAGGTAACTCCCGAAGGTGAAACAGTCCCACCATTACTTGGATCAGCATCTAATGTCAAATTATGATAAACTGAATTATATTCAATTGCACCATCATCATAAATGCCAGATCTGACCGTCCCAACAATATCAGGACTGGTTAGTGTGATTGTAGTTCCTTGATCTATGCCCTTCGAACCCGGAACAAGTTTATAATCTACTGCATTAGTCCCCCATAGATTCGCAAAACTTGCTGTACCGGTTG